ATTATATCCCTCAAGATTTCCTTGCTTAGGTTGACCTATACCATAAGGAGGGTCAACTATACTTAAATCGTATTGATTATCTTTAGTCTCATGTAATAGATTAAGACAATCACCACAATAAGCCCGAATTAGGGGACGTTGGGATAGTATGTAAAAGTCAATATTCACATATATAATATAATGATTTTTAGTGCAAAAGTCAAGAAAAATCTTTAGATAATATCAATGCTTCTGAAGATTTTAGACTTTATAATGGCAGGTCTAGACCATTTTCGCGCAAATCTCTTCCACTCACTTGAATATTTTATAGAATCATCCTTATTTCTGTATAATTGAGCAAATGGAATAAATCCAAGCTTAAATACTTCTTTTAGTCTATATTCCTCTTCCTCTTTATTAAATCCAACTAATACATAACAATATAATTTATTCTTAAATCCTTCAGACTTTAGTTTAATGGAAACATCATATAATGATTTTAAAGAATTTGGAGTATCACAAGCAAACCACAAACTTTTTATTCTAAGACTTCTTAAATCTTCTATTCTATTGAGTTTTCTAAGTAAAATGTTTTTATCTAAGCCGCCCTTAAACTCAATAGATTTTTGAGTTTTGAGCATCTCTATAACTCGTTTCCAATGATACTCCGAAGTAGCAAGGATATTGTTATCTTGAATTATATTACCAATAGGAAAGTCCCCCAACTCTATTAACTTCCTATTAACCAAACAGAAGGAACAATTATTGGGGCATCCTCTACTAGTAATTGTGATACCCTTTCTTAGATACATTCCAGATACAAAAGAGTTTGTGGGCTCTCCATCTATAGCAAATCCTCCAACTTTTGTTGTAGCAATTCTAGACCACTCATTAGCAAGAAATTTGCTTCTTTCTATATCCCAAGAAAAGGTAACATTAATATGTATTTCATCATATCTTTTAGATAAAAACAAGGAGGGTACATCATAATAAGCATCCTCATCTATAGGAGTCATGGAGGTCTTACTACAAAATACTCTTGCAATGTTCACTTACCACATCTCTTTTTATTAAATACTAAAAGAAATCTTAACTAAAAATTGCTATGCAATAGAAAATGATACCAATAGCAAGATACATCCAATCTCTAATGTTACCTGAGGGTAGATTATAACCCATTAGATTAAAATAGGGTTTGTTATGCCAACAATCATCAAACACTATATGATTAAGTAGTCTCTCATATAAGAACACCCCTAAGTACCAAGAGCCAATAAGAATACTCCAAAAATGATTACCCGAATACTTATATCCCCCATATATCCCACAAAGAATACAAAGTTCCTCAAGAAGCCTCCAAGCATGGTAATCTATTATACCATTTGCTCCGGTACCCTTATTACCACAAATGATTTTGTTATTTATTCTCCGTTCAGGTGATGCCCAAATCCAACCCTCTAGTATGCCTTGAACCATTAGATAACATATCAGAGATATTGCTAATAAATAGTTCATAATTCCTGGTTTACCAAACCTGCCTAAATCACAGCAAGAATGGAAGGCCGCCTTTCTTCGGCCATTTTTGACGCTTCACTCAGGATTGCCCCGAAGGGTCTTACATCCTGTCCACGTCCGTTTTTTACTTGCTCGGTGAACCCACTCCCGCGCAAGATATTCAATGCTTGCCTTTCAATATTCAGGGCAGCATTTTGATCTCTGTCTAATACTGCACCACAATCACAATTCCAAGTTCTGTCAGCAAGAGTCAAGTCGCTATTGATGCAACCGCAAAACCGGCAGAGTTTACTTGAGGGAAAGAAGCGGTCAATCTCAACTAATTCACTACCGTACCACTCGCTTTTGTAGGATAGCTGGCGACGAATTTCACCAAACCCAGCATCTGCGATAGACAAAGCCAACCTGTGATTCCTAAGCATCCCAGCAACGTTCAAGTCTTCAATCCCGATGACTCGATATGTGCTGGCAATCTCAGTCGTTATCTTGTGTTGATAGTCCATCCGCCGATCTGCAATGCAACGATGAAATCTTGCCAGTTTTGCTTTAGCGCGATTCCAACGACCGCTCCCTTCTTGTCGGCGGGACAATTCACGGTTCAAACGCTTCAGCTTTCTAAGTTCCGATCTCAAGAGTTTTTGATTTTCAAACCCTCGTCCATCACTAAGTACGGCTAAAGTCTTGATTCCCAAATCTATCCCAACCGACTCTTGAGGATGCTCGTGTCTCGGCAATTCAACCTCTACATTGACAGCAACATACCAACGTCCTGCATCCTCAGAAATCGTGGCGGACTTGATCTCACCATCAAATCGCAACTCCTCAGCCATATTGATTGATTCATTCAACTTTTCTAGTTTGAGACAATGACCATCAGCACTAACCCGTGACCCATCCATTCTGAAAGATGATTTTGACCGCTTCTTGGACTTGAAATTGGGGTATCCCTTTTTGGTATCGCCATTCTTGCACCGACGGAAGAAATTCTTGAACGCGGCGTCAAGGTTGCGAAAACCAGTATCCACAGCACACTTGGAGACTTCCAGTGACCAGGGGAATTGCTCACACCGAATAGCGTTGAATTGCTTTTTCAGGATATAAGCCGATGGCTTCTCCCCGGCTTCGTATTGGCGTTGCCATTCGGCCAGGCCCCAGTTAAAAACAAATCTTGCCACCCCGCAAGCCTGGCGTAGGTATTTCTCCTGTTCAGGAGTAGGGTTGAGCCTGATCTTATGTGCTCTCTGCATTGGAGTTTTCCTTGCGCTTGCGACCGCCTCGTGCACCATAGATTCTCGAACTAAAACTTACGATGATAGTTAAGATGTCCTCAACTAACTCTTCGTGTTCACTTTTTCCTTCCACTTGCTCAAGGACTTCTACTGTACAACCCACACCCTTGAAGAAGCGTTCAATGGTTCGGAAGCCAAAACGGGTCAATCTGTCCGGTATCCTCAATCTTGACATCCGACACTTCCGATAACAATACATAAGTTCTCTTATGAGAAGTTTTTCTCAATATAGGAACCACAACCACTAACGACTTTTCGTCTATCCTCACCGGTTCGTCGAAAGAAAATCCATTCTTACCTTCCCGTAAGGATTCAAAGAATTGGTCTAACATAGTTTCTCCTTTACATTTTGAGCATCCTGCTTATTTATTCTTAATATTTATAATTATGAAAGTCCTTTATCTCGTTGTCTTATTAATGTCTCTTAATTAAGATATTAGTAGCCAGTATTTGTATTAGTTATTCAAGAGATGGGCCACAAACAGCACTCATCTCTCGTTTTTTATTATACCGTTCCTTATTATTAGTGAAAAACGGAAAATACATTTTATCCACTGTTTTACCATTTTCCATAATATACACTGTATCCGATGATTTCTTACCAAGATGGATTTCTATAGAAGTATCAATATCCTTGTTTTTTCGACATACTATTGAATAATATTCAAGACCATCTTCTCCAGGTTCCCGAAATTGTTCAACATGTAATTCATCACACTCAATCATCCTGATATGGAGAGGCTGTTCCGGTTCTGGATTAGTCAAACCACATTCAAGTCTACCAAATTCAACTTTTACTATCATATCTACCTACCTTTACTATCTATACTGGCTACTAAGTATCAATATTATAGAATCTCTTTATACTATTACTTAATTGTTCAATATACTCCAATACCTCTTTCTCGGTATGAAACATGCACTCAAAGAATCCACAATCCCCGCAATGAAAACATCTATCATTACCTCCCTCCATGCAACTATTCTCTCCCCCACAAACCGGGCACTTCATAGACATTCTATTTGTATCATCAATTAATTTCTCCATACCATATAATATAACACATTTTAATGTAAAAGTCAAGAAAAATCTTCAAATAATGCACTAATAATCTTCTATGAATATAAAGTATCAAGTTTGTATAGAAAATCGCTGTAATAGAATACCAGAACGTATTAGAACCTATATATAGATATAATAAGATAGATTAGTAGTGTGAGTAGATTGATGGGTAGGTTGATTAGTGTGGATGGATAGGTGAATAGGTTGTTTAGCACACAAGTATATTATAATGAGAATGGGACGTATGGGCGACTGATGGATGTTGGCCTAAAATAGCGATCTACAGACATTCGAAAACTTCACCTTCTAAAGTGATTCCATCTATTCCCTTTCCTTTATTAAGCACC